AATACTATCGACTTTATGACTGCCACATGGTCAAAACTGCCTTACGAATTCCTTGAGGAAGTGTCAAATAAGATTATAAACAAAGTAAATGGAATAAACAGAATTGTGTATGATATTTCTTCTAAGCCACCGGGAACTATTGAATGGGAATAAACACAAAAATTGATTTAAACTTTATATTCATTGATTTGTTGAACGTTTTTAAAAAACAGTGGTACTAAAATGGTACTAAAACAAAAAAAGATTAACTTCTATTTTAACTAAGAATTTAATCTTTTTTATTTTACATCTTTTTTATTATATTATACCCTAAAAAACAAAAAGAGCCAATTAAGGCTCTTATGTATTTTACTCAAAGTAAACTCCCCACCAGCTCATTTCGTTATTGATTTCATCAAATGCTTGTTCTAAATCCTCAACACTGTCTGCATTTTCTATTTCTTCTTTTATGTTATTTTTTAATTCTGCAAAATTGTCCCAGTTATTTTCTGTTTCATCTAACCAGTCCAGTAAGTTGTCAAGTTCATTTATTAGATATTCTTTTATTTCTGTCAAATTTCCTTTTTTCAAAAATGTTTCATTTCCATTATCTTTAACTAATACTTTCATTCGTCTCACTCCTCTGATTTTATTATTTATTATACCTCATTTTTTATCATTTTCAATAATGCTTCTGTTCTATTTCCACCTATTTCATCTAATTTTTTATATATAAGCTCTTTTTCTTCCTGTGTTACCCTAAAACTTATATTTTTATTCCGTTCTCTTCCAGTTGCTTTTCTGCCTACTTTCCAATTCGGCGTTTGCCCTTTTTTTACACCTCTTGCTTTTATTTTTTCCATCTCTCCTCCCTCTTGCCTTATATATCTATTTGTGATATAATTTTTGTGTAGGAGGGCTGGCAAGCTACCCTCCATTAAATGTTTTTTATTGCCCTGCTATTTGTCCAGCAGGGCTTTTATTTTGTCCTCTGCTTCCTGTAAATCTTTACTTGTTCTTATAATTTCAAGTATCATTTTCAGGACTTTGTCAAATTGTTTATCTGTCATACCTTCCATTGTTCCTCCTTTCTGCTACTTGCCTTAGCTGTTTGCCTCTTCCCCCTTACAAGAATAGTATACTACAATTTTATATAAATGTCAATACCTTTTTTATAAAATATTTTTATTTTTTTCAAAATTTTAAAATAATGGTAATTTCTACAAAAAAAATATACCTAAAATATACCTAAAAATATACTTTTCATTGCTTGTAATCCCTATAAAATAAGAATTTTATGAGATGTATATGAATACCGTATTTTAAAAAAAGGGTACAAAAAATACCCTAATTTATCAATTCTTTTATGTGAGCTACAAGTTCATTTTCTATTGTCTGCATATGATCCTCGACTATTCTTATAGCTCTTTCATATAATTCTTTTTCATCTGTTCCATCATCTTTTAATCCTTCCAAAATTTGAACTATAATACTTTTTGTTTCCGAAAATTCTTTTTTTATAATGTCATGTATCATTTTATAAGTTATTCCCTCAATGATATCGTGCATTTCTGTCTCAAAGTCAATCAGTTTCCTGTTAAAAAAAGTGTCAATTTCTTTATTGATTATTGACCAATTTTCTTTTAAATGATTTTTTTCAATATACTTGACTATTTTTTTCTGAATTGCCCAACGAATTTCCTGCACTTGAAATATTAATATTTTTTCCAATGCTTTTCCTGTGACTTTTTCTGTCCTTAGCCGTTCTTCAAGCCGATTGAGAACTTCAATCAACTTCTCATTTTGACTGATAAGAGTTGTCCTCCTGTTTTCAGCATATTCTAATTTCACTAAAATTTCTTCATAATATTTTTTATTATCTTTTATCATTAAGTCAAATATGGTCTTTGCAAAATAAAGGAATATCCCACAGACCACTACTGTTATTCCCAAGTCAGCAATTTCTTTAAAAAACATTGAAACCTCCCTCCAGTATTACTTTCTGTCTAAATAATAGATAAATCCAGCACGTGCCAGCAACTCCCTATCGCCTTTGAAGTTATCTCTATAATTGATGTCAGCATAAATATTACTACGACCGTAGTCTCTTTTATAATCAATTACATTAAAATTAAGTTTGTTATTGTCAGTAGCAGAGAGTTTTCCACTCTCTACCACCTTTTCAATTACCTTGTCAATTGCTTTTTCCGTTGCCTGTTCAGTTACTTTTTCTATTTTCTCTCCGACAACAGCTCTTATTCTTCCTCCACTGCTGTCGGCTTTGCTAAACCCTCCTGCTTATCCTCATTTAACTTTCTTTCTATTTCCCTTGCGATAGCATTTTCATCTATCAATTTATCTATTGTAGGTCTCTGTTTTTCAGGAAACATTTTCAGAACTCTATTTTGAACAGTTAGAACAGCCTGAACCAGTCTTTCATGGTTTGGCTTTATGCCTTTCAGCATGTCTCCGTAAGCTATTCCCTGTGGAATAAACTTAAGTACATATTTAGATATTTTTCTTTTAAGCAAATACTTATACCAATTAATTACAATTAAAGATAATCCCCTTGCTATCAGTCCAGCTAATGCTACCGCCACTAAATTTGTTAAATTTGCTCCAAATTGATTTAATACGTTTGTTATTATGTTCATCATTTTACATCTCTCCTTTAAAATAATTTTTTACTGCCGCAACATAGTATTTTGCTAACAGCTCTTTTGTCTCTTCTAGTGTTTTCATGTCTTCCTTATTTGTTATAAATCCACTCTCAACTATGACGCAAGGTGTTACAGTTTTTCTTAAAAGTGTTGCTCCTCTATCTGCATAATCACGAGGTAGTATTTTTCTATCTTTCAAGTGAGTTGCTTCAATATTTGCTTCTTGCAAAAATTCCGCCAGTTCCTTGCTCTTTTTTGATTTGTGCCAAAATAACATTTCAGCACCTGTAGCTGTCTTATCAGCTGCATTCAAGTGAAACGATAGTGTCACATCGCCTTTGTTCGCAATTCCGTTTATTTTCTGTGGCAATGTTGAATAATATTCTTGGTAGACTACTCTATAATCCAATCCTTGCACCTTGCATTCAGGAACAATATAATTGTTCACAAAATCTTTATTCCATTCATGTTCAACAAAGCCATTTCCACATGCTCCTGTATCTTTTCTGACTCCACCATGACCTACATTTAAGATAACTTTACTCATTTAAAACATCTCCTTTAAATATTTCTCCTTTTTATCAACTCTATTCAACCACCCTTTTAAAAAGTCTTGTTGAGTTGGATTGCATTCCACAACAGAATGATAAAATTTTCTTTGCAAATTATGATAATTTTTCAAAAATTCTTCTGTTTTTCCCTGTTCTTCTACTTCATTTAAAGCTTTTATAGTTTTGCTTCCAAAAATACCGTCCACAACTAAATCATATCCAAAATAGCTATTTAATGTTACTTGTGCCTTTTTAGTTGCCCATCTTCCTGAATTAAAACTCCAGTCACAAATTGAAAGTGCAACCTTATCGTTTTTTACTTCATTTAAATGATGTTTCAGATAATATCCTTTTTCAAGTATTTTTTTTGCAAAATCCTTTGTCAAATTCTTCATAGAGCCATTGTATCCGTTTCTTCTTGCTTCCTCTTTAGTAACTCCCCATGTAGTTTCTCCGCCTTTGTCATTTTTATCGTTACTATATCCGCCTTCGACAAATAGCATGTAACTAAAAATTTTATCGAATCTTGTACCCATTTACATCACTCCCTTTCCTAATTTTTAAAAAAGTCATTTACATCAAGCTCTAACAACTGCTCAATGTTGTATCTTTCAAGTCCTGTTACAGCCATTTGTTCAGCCATGTCTGCAACTTGAATAATATCTTGTATTTTTTTAGATAAAACTTTTAATTCTACTTTATTTAATTCTATGAATTCGACCAATCCTTTATCATTTTGTGCCTTTACTTTTTCTATTTTATCTTGTTCTAGCATCCACATCAGAGATATTTTTAGAGACAATCTGTTTCTGTTTTTCTCATTGTTCTCAAATGTGTATTTTTTGCCATTTTTATCAACAGAAATTGTCTGATTCAAGTAATTTGATTTTGCTTCTGCCAAGTCCTGTAATAATTTCTTTTTTAATTCATTCTTTTTACTTTCCAACAAAGAATTGTCAATTTTCCATGTGTTAGTTGTTTTATCCCATGTAGACCATTCGTTTGGCTTTGCAACTCTTTTAACAGACTTAGTCTTTTCATCTAAATACTCACCGTCCGCTAAAAAGAGTTTTCCATTGATAATTTGCTCATATTCATTCATTTCTCTCAGTTCGCCTGTTACTTCATCCAATATAGGATTTAAAAGCAATGATGTCGCAAATGCCATTGTTTTAGAATCCCAATCTGGGAAAAATAAACTAGGATTTTCTTTAAAACGTTCTATTCCTGCTGTCATTGGTTGTGCTATTAATTGCAATGTATCTTTTTCATAAATATAAATTATCATTATTATTCCTCCTAAAAACCAATTTTCTTCCTCATTTCAAGTAATTTTGACTTTTTTTCTACTGCAGTAGTCTTTTTGATGTAATGCTTTTTTGTAACATCTATGCTGTTGTGATTAGCAAATTCACTCGCTAAATCAATTCCTCCAACTTCTGCTAGCAGATTAATACTTGTCTTTCTAAGCGAATGTGGATATAGATTATCTATCCCAACAAGCTTTCCTATCTTTCGTACTTTATCACGTATAGTTGATTTACTCATTTGATTAAATACTCCATTGTATTTAGTAATCAATAAATACTCTATACTATCATTCCTACATCTTAACCACTCCTTTATTAAATTTACTGTATTTTCAAATATTGCAAACTCTACAATTTTTTGTTCTTTTTCTACTATTCCGCTTATTATTCCATTTTCTAGATTGATATTTTCTATCTTAATTGACTGTAATGCACTTATTCTGCATGCTGTATCAATAATAAGATTGAATATTATCTGATCTTGTAAATCATATTTTTCAGATAATTTCATTTTCACTTGTATTTCTACTATCTCTTTACTACTTAAATAGTAGCTTTTTCTACGTTTTTCAATATCTGTTACTTTTAATCTATCTAGTTTATCTCGAAACGGATGCACATCTATCAAATCTCTTTTGATTGCCCATATATAAAAGCTTGATATAGCCGTTATTTTGTTGTTGATAGTACGTGCATTGTTATTAAGCTTCTCCCTGCAATGTCTTATATACCTCTCTAAAATAACCACCATATTTCTTGCATTCTTTTTATTTAACAGATAACAATTATTTTCATATTGTTGCAAATATTCAATGAATAATTTCATACTGTTCGCATAAGTCCTGTAAGTTGTATTCTTCACTGCTTCATTCCTCGCTATACAGCTGTTCAGATATTCCTTGTAGATTTCCCAATTTTTGTTCATTTGAATCACTCCTATACTTTTATTTTTAAGTATAGTATTTTTCAATAAAGTGGAAAATTTATTCAAAATTACTGAATACAAGAACTTGGCTTTAACTAATACAAACTACGGATCTGTTGTTGGTTATAGCGTTGGAAATATAGCTGTATTTAGTTTTCATGACGTTTCACCAACAAGCTCAAACGGACACAATATAATTTGTAAATTACCTGTGTCTCCGCTTTTAGGTTTTGAGGGAACAGCGGTAATCATACAAAATAATCTGCGTGCTGAAAGATTTTCGGTTGATAAAAACGGAGGAGTACGGATTATTGGAGACGGAACGATACAAGCGAATTTGAAATACAGTTTTAGTTTTAGTTTTCCATTTAGTATTAATGTTTAAAAAACAAACATAACACAAATATGCCTTCCATCTATGGGAGCTGTATTTTTAGCAATGGAATATTGTAAAAATCCATTTTTAGAGATTCCTAAATTTACACTTATTTCGCTATTGGCATATTGAGTTGTAGTATTTAAATCAACTAAACGAGAGCTTCCAGTAAAAACTGAATAAAATAATCTGTAAGGCTTAGTCGGTACTTTAATTGTTGTCTCAAAAACTTTGCCAAGAGGTATATTGTTCCCTAAATCAATTAAGTGAGTTTCAAATAAATTTTCCAATTTCTTCGCAGTTTGATAGTCCGAAATTGGAATAAATTTTGAACTTTCAAAATAAGTCAGATTATTTTCTACTGTTGGAACAACTGTCTGATTATTTGCCACATCATAATAAGCAACTCCAACTTTTTTCGTTCCCGGAGTTCCTAACAACCCACCAAAATTTGCACCAAACATAGGATTGTATTCTATTATTTCGACTGGGATTGTAAATCTGACACTGTCAAATATTACTTTGTAATATCTGTTTCTTTTTAATTCTCCAACTGTTAAATTAACAACTGTATCTCCACTTTCTTTCGCAAGATCGTATTTGTTACCTGATATTTTTATTTTTACAACATTTGTTGTATTTGTTTCAGATATTTTTATATTAAATGACAATCCTTTAAATAAAGGCATTCCATTTAAATTGCTTGTACCTTGTAGTCCATCTATTTCTAATTCATAAACATCTGTACTATTTTCTATTGTGTGAACTGTTTCTACTGTAAATATTAATCCTTCTTGCATTGGATTAAATAATTCTTTATTGAGTGGAGTTCCCGGAACATTAATATTGCTTTCTATATCTGTAATTATTGCCGTTCCGTCTCCATTATTTGTAAGATTATATTTATTTGCTGTAACTCTTCCTCTATCTATTACATTCGTAAATTTTTTTGGCATTTCTTATCTCCTTTCAAAATTTATCAGATCGTTTGATAAAAATAATTTGTCTCCAGAATTTATTTCTTTCGAATAAGGAACATCATTGAAGCTAAAATCACAGTCTGCTTTTCGTACCGCATACATAGGAAATAAATTATCACTGGCAAAAATGTCTCCTGAATAATATGATTCAGTATAATTTTCCAAACATTTCCTTGTATTTATTTTTATTCCACCACCAACAATGCTCTCTAAATCTATTGAATCAATAAGAGAAAAATTATAATCTTTTTCAGCTATAAAATCTATATCGTATCTTCCCGGCTCTCCATCTACTTTCCAGCCTTCTCGGATTTCAGGAAATAGCCCGGTAAAACTCTTGATTAAATTTAGAATATTATCAAGAGTAGGAACTATGTCTAGAGCTTGAAATTTCAACTTAATTCTTTTTCTATAATTTTCATCTACATCATTTTTTCTGTTTTCTTCAACAAGTTCTCCTAAATCATCAAGAAACTCTCCTTTTGCTTTGTCAATAAGCCAGTAATTTTCAAGCATGTCTATATATTTATCAATCAAGTCAAATGCTTCCGCAATTGATTTTATGAAAGCTTGGTTTGTTTCTGTTGCTTTCAAAATGTAAGGTATTTTACTATTTAAATATTTATAATTATCGTACATAGAGTGCTCCTTTTTCTTTCACTCCAAGCTGTAGACTTGTTGTGAAAGATATTCCTGTGCCATGAATTTTAAATGACAAATCTAGATGTTTTAAATCTGTTTCAGAAATAGCAGGTCTTATTTTTTCAACAAAGCATTCATAAGCTGAAATAAATCCGTTTACCCCTTTTGATTTGATGTAGTTATCTATTATCGTATCTATTTTATTTTTATTTTCTACAGCATAATTTGAAGGAATTGACGTATAATTTGCTTCAATTTTTACTTCCGAAGGTCTGTAAAATCTTATTTCTCTTTTAATTCCTGAAATATCTGTAGCATGTGCGATAACATCTCCTACACTTTTTATTGCCTGATCCTTCTTTTCAAATATCGTCTGTGCTATCTGACTATTAATCCCACCATCAATAACTATGATTACGCTTTTTTGTTCTATTCCATTCACAGTTGTAGGCTCATGATTTTCATTTACGTAGACACTTTTAACTCCGTCCAAATTCATTAATGCTGACTTTATTCCATCAATGTTCCAATAACTTCTGAAACGAGAATTAAACCATCTGTCACGATATTCTATATCAGTTTCCTTATCTTGACCGCCTTGCCCTTCTGTACTTGCTTGTATTGATAATATTCCCTGTACTGTTGTTATGAATTTAGTTATTTCATTAGTTCCAACATTACCGACACTTCCAACATTTTCGCATTGAAACTCTAAAGAAATTGTATTGTTAGTAGCTGTTGCCATGTTTATATTAAAAAATTCAACTCCAGTTGATGTCTTTACTCCTAACTCTCCTATTCCAACAGTTGTTCCATTAACTGCATTGAATGTTACAAATGTTCTTGAAAAACTAGGTTGTTTACGAGGAAAGTTAAAATTTCCATTTAAAATATCGTCCAGTTCTTCATTTTCACATTTATATATATTCGCTTTATCAGCTAAGTATTGTATCCTGTAAAGTTTCTGTTGTGCCAATCTCCCGACAGGATACCCTATCATTAAATACCAAACTGACCTTTTATCAATTCCAAAATTTGATTGTGTTGATTTTATACTCTCTCCCATTGTTCCTATTATGTCATTCAGTTCAGGAATTTCTATCCTTGCCATATTACACCTCCAAACTCTTTTCATATGTCTGATTATTAATTTCCAAAGAAATAAATACTTGTAATTTTCTTCTGTCTCCTGTTAAAAATTTAGAAGTAACAGCATTTATTTTATTAACTTCCCTAAAATAATAGA